ATGTTCGGCGATGGCGTTGAATTTGTCGCCAAGAAATACGACCATGTCATCAATACTGTGGCGTTTGATGTAACAGTGTATGCTGCTGCTGGAATTGCTAGGTAAGGAGAACTAAAATGCCTAACATGATCTATAAGGTAACTCTTAAAAACGGTAATACCTACAGAATCAGATACATGCCACGTTATGCCGCTGTTACTGTAGCGACATTTGAGAAAGCCAGTAAAAGGCCAACGTCAAGCCAAAAGGCAGAAGCGTTAGCGCTTCAACGGCTGTTTGATAATATCTACGATCTAGGTACGTCTGAGAAAACATTACTAACGGCATACTTATCGGCGCTAATGTCGGCATTCGTCAGGGTAGAACTAATTGAAAGCGTGGAATAATGACCAAGCAATTAATTGGCGCAATAGCATTTACCGCCATTTGCTGCCTACTAATGGCCCTAGGGTGGTATGTAGGTGGCATTATTGGCGGCCTAATATGGTGCGGTGCCCTCCCCTGCGGAATGATTGGCGTTGGTTGGCTGCTAAGCCTGTTAATTAATACGGATGGGTGGTTTTAAAATGCAAGAAGTCTGGAAGCATGGCAATAGCACGATTTATTTAATCTGTGTATTTTGCTCTGTTGGCTTCTAGACTAGCGCAAACCAAGCATACGCAACATCTTTAAAAATCCCTCGCGCGCGGCGTTGTTCTCAAACCGGACAACGCCGTTGCCATATAATCGGCCTATCTGCCGCGCAAACTTGCCTGCCGATTCAACCAAATACATATTAGGTCTATGATCCTCAGTTGTAAGTGAATACACTAAGCCGTCTTTAGGCGCTTTTCGGTTCACATAAAAAAGCCCGTTTGAATTATCCAGCCAAATAGCATAAACATGCCCACAATATTTGAAGCCATAACGGTATTTTGCGTTTGCAGTTTTCTTAGCAATGAAAAGATCATTTGAAGCCGCAAACTCATTATCAATCATGACTTTTTCAAGCTCTGTACCTGCAATTACCTTGCCTACTAGCGTATCGCGCTCGCTTTGCGCAAATGCAGCGTCTTTAATGTGATGCAACAAAACAGTTTTATTGTTATGCCAGGAATAGCCAGGCTTAGGCTCGTCGGTAATTCCAAGCCACAAAAACGCGGGGTTTACCAGATCAACAGCGTTTGAAAGCAGGTACAATTGGCAGTCATTGCGCTTGCGCCCTACTGTTTTCCAAAGCTTCATTAACTTACCAATGTCATCATATAGATAACCGGGCGGCGTTTTAACCTCTCTAATGTATTCGTCAAAAATAAGGCGCTTGATTTTTGGGTAGGCCGTGCCTTTGTATGATCCTTGCATACTTAGGGCGAAGAAATGACAGCATACTTGCCAATCTGGTTTAGCCTTACCACTAGGCTTTTTAGCGATGTAGCCGCGTTCTTTATCGGTTTTAAAAATATAACCAGGGAATTCATCATGCTCAATCAAATCATCGAAGAAATTTGAAGCTGCTTTTTTCAGCTCGGGGGCATATCGCCTAATCCATCCGAATTGTTTACCAGTTTTGATAAATTCCTTAACGCCTTGGTACGTGAAACTATAGGTTTTACCAATAGAATTACCGCCAACGGCAATGGTCATAGGCGCATTGTATGATAGAGTTTTCTCCATGTATTTTTGCAAATAAAATTCTGCCATTACAGATATCGCCTAATCCACCACGTACATTTGTTCGATAAATAATTAGATGGGTCTGTTTTCAACCAAGGCCCTTTAGGATGGCTGCCGCCACCGTGCCCCATGATCTGGCCATTTCCCACGTATAATTCAACGTGACCAACGCCCGATTCATCAGCTGAACCGCCCCACGATATTAGCACCAGATCAGCCAATTGCATTTGATCAAACGGCAGATTTTTGCCCTTGCCATGCGTAATTAGCGTTCCTTTGCTGGACATGTCGCCCGTCCAGGTGCCAACATTGATGCCAGTAATCTGCTTATAAGCGGCATAGATTGTTGAGCTGCAATCGCCAACGCCAGAATTAACCGGATCAAGCCGCCCCGCACCTTGGCTATATTGGAATTTGCCCGCCCACGATTTATACAACTCAACGACCTTGCGAGCCGCATCGCTGCCCGTGTCGTTGCCCTGGTCAGTGGTTGCGTTATCGGTGCTGTTGGGATGCCCGTTTACATTTGCCGATGGCGCCCAGATATTTGGCCCCATTTTTTGGCATACCAATCCATTTTCAAAACCAGACAAACCAAAAATTACCAGCTCGTTATTTACCAGCTGGCAATAGCTAATTTGGCTTGCTTGCTGCTCTGATTCAGTGGGGGAATCTCCGCCCGATTCAACGCCGCCAACTTGCCCAAAGTCAGGTGGTGCACTGTTTCCATCCCAATCCTTTAGCATGTCATAAGTGCGGTTATAACGGTTTTTGTACTTGCCAAGAACTCCGTTATTTAAAACAGTGTTACGCATGGTTTCAAGCGTAGCATTACCGCCGCACGATCTAAGCACCTGCCCCGCACTTCGCGGGCTTTGGTGGTACATGCAAGCCGCGAACACTAGCGTTTGCGGTCTATCCTGCGATAGCCCGAACTTTTCAAGGGCTGGAACATACTCGTTTTGAAATTGGTCAAACCATTTCTCTTGTTGTGTTTTGTGATTTGCATCGCGTTTTGCAAATTCTACCCACGCGTTAGCTTCGCTATCAGTAAGGTAGCGGCTTGTCCACCAATTCCAGCTATCCCCATGTGCGTCTACGTCAGCGTCTAATTGAGGGGCCGCCGCTTTAAAAGCAGCGTACCCCTCAGGATCGCCAGTTCGCAGCATTTTGAGCAGATTTGACGCATTTTGCCCATATTCCTGCATCATGCCAATAGTAATAGGATCGACGCGGTAGACTGCGCCCCAATTGTGCTCAGATTCTACCGCGCCAATTACATACATTGCATATAATGAAGTGTTTGCAAGCGTTGGCATAGTTTAGAGTTTGCTCAAATCCATGCCGCAAATTACAGTAGCATCAATGAATACGGGCGTTGAGCTAGTGCGCAGATATGGCGTATACAAGCTAAGAATTTCGGTTTCCGTGTTGTAATGAATTTCACATAAATTACGCCCACTATCATTACCGATAGAGCCATATCCAAGCGTAATAATCCCCGTTGCGACGCTTTTTATTTTCGGCTTTGCAGCACCAGCGGGAAGCGTGATACAGTCATTAGGCAGAGTGCCGCTAATAGATTCACGCCCATTAAAGTGCAATACGCCGTTACACCATTCCCAATTCCAGTCAGAATAAGTAATCCCAGGCGCAGAAGCTGGGACGTAGCCGGTTGATCCGAAATTATAAAAATCAGAGCTTGCCGCCTGACCAAGAATAGCGGTTAGGGCATCAACGGCGTTTTTAGCATCTGTAGCGTTGCTAGCTGCAATAGAAGCTTTTTCGTTTGCAGTCGTGGCAATGGTGCTCGCAGATGTCGCAGTCTTTTGTGCGGCATCTGCGGCGTCTTGTGCTTTTGCGGCAGCAGTAACAGCGTTATTTGCAATGTTTTGCGCTGCTTCTGCCGTCTGTCTAATAAGTTCAATATCGGCGGCAGTAGTGCTGCCAGCTTTTAAGGCAGCAAGCGCCGAATCAACAGCGTTTGCAAGCGCGTTCATATCATTAACAATTGAAATAGGGGAAGCGCCATTAATAAGCGGCAGATTAAAAGTAGGGGTAGGCATTATAAATTCTCCTTATAACCGAGAACGCCGTTAGCGTCCATTTCACCGTAGGTGTTAAAAATAGTGGGCGAATAATCGTAACCGGGTTCAACGTCTTGAATTGCAGCCGATGGGGTTATTGCGCAGCTCAATGCGTCATTAAACATTGCAATAAGCGTCTGATCTTTCTTAGCCTTTTCGCAAGCATTTTTAAGCACGAAACGCCCGTAAAAGTCAAGCGAAAAATAACAAACCTCGTCAGTAGTCGCAAATTCAGCGGTGACCATTCGGCCCGTAGCATCAGGAGCAGGGGCAGGGTATAGCGTTGCGCCTTCGGTCATTGCACCATCGCGATTGGCGTATGAGCCATACGTAAGCGCGTCTAAATCATTATAGCTTAGGTATTGCGAGGTCTGCGCGGTGCCGTGCGCGGTAGCTTCACCTATACCAAGGTAATCAATATCAGCGTAGGTAGCAGCGAAGGGGCGCGAAGCATCAAAAAGCTGCCTAAATGCGACCTGGTGATAATCATATGTCCCCGTTACCGGGTTATGCACCAGGAAAAGACCAGCCGTAATATTCTTGATCTGTTCTTGCAGCCTTGAATCCCCCGATTTCCAGCCGCTTCGCAGATCGTTAATCTGGCCTTGCAAATCAGTATCAAGTTCGCTAATAGCTTGCTTCAATTCATCGGCATTAATGCCCGAACCATTAACCTCCATTAGCGCCTGGAGCAACCAATTAATTTGATCCTCTAATCGAACCGCCCTTTTCCAGGAAGGCGGCAATGGATATTGAAATCCTTTATAAGCGAAGTCTAAGCCTGTTAGACCATCAAAAACAGCCATATTAAAATCCCTCTTCATCGTAGAGTTGATTAAACAATGGCTCTAAGCCATTAAACACTAGGTATAGTGCATTGTTAACACCAGTTAGCCACTTTGTCAACACTTCGGCGGCCTGGCCTTGCGTGCCTTTATGCGTGCTAATGCTTTTGCCCTGGTCGCTACCGTTTCCGGTATTGTCGGTAAGATTGGTAGCGTAATCCTTAGCGCCAGACAATTGCGCCTGGGGGGTTGCGCTGAAAATTTGTCGAGCCGTAGACTTAGATTCAGACGAACTAATGTTCGTATCTTCGGTGCTGTACGTTGCCATAATATCTAGTTTTTCATCTGCAAGCGCGGCAAATATAGGATTAATTACTGGCATCATCTCGCGCATTCGGCGGTTTAGATATGCGACAAATAGCGCTGGGGTGTCTTGCGAGATTTTGCGAAATTCGAAATGATCATAGATTTTGTTTTGCAGTTCTTCGCGCTCTGATTCATTCCATATAGGATAAGGCCGTGCAGCGTCCCAAAGGTCATTGCCGTACAGATGCACAACATCGCGCAACGTAGGGGTATCGTCTGCTATTAGCATTGTTTATTCTCCGTCAACTTCTTTATTAGGCATTGCTTCGGGTGCTTCCGCTTCGCGCAAATGCGGAACTGACCACGATACATCAATAGGCGCCTCGAGGAACTCCGCAAAAACCACGTTAGCGACTTTGCAAAATTCTTTGCGGCATTTAAGGCGCGAATTGCGCATCAACATTACCTGTTCGTTGTTAGATAAAACTTCCTGAGTATTAACGCGCTCGCGCTTATCTGTGTTGGCATTGTCAGCACCTAAAAACGTGATAGCTTCATCTAAAATGCGCTTTTTAGTGTCAAGCAGCTTATCAGCAACGTAAGGCGCGTTAGTGTTTAGTACCTCGTAAGTAACAATATCACTCATGGTGTTGTTCTGGCTAATATATTGCTTATTGTTGGCTAGGTCTTTAATAATTCCCTTTTTGGTTGCCTTCGCTTCTTCTGGTCCTTTAATAATCCAAGGGGTTTTCTGCGCGCTAATATTAATATCAATAGTGCGGTCAATAGCAGCAAGGCGCTTAGCGTAATTTGAAATAAAACCGCTTAGCGGCGTTCGCATCATGTTATCGAAAAGCATAACGGCATCGCGGGGCATTACCTCATTTTCTGCATTGACCCAAAAATTACAATGTCGCTGCCAATATTGGCCTGCGGGTGAAAAAAGGTTGATCTTGTTTGGGTTATAGAACATATTGATGTTTTCAGCCGGTGCCGCCTGCGCAAAAAGAACGCCGCCGCTCTCTGTGAACAACGCGCCCATGCCATAGTAGAGCATAATATATTCAATTGCACGGGGATCAATTCCAGCGGGCACGTTTTCCCAGGTAAAGCCAGCAATTGCAATATTCTCTAGATATGTGCGCCAAAAACAATACTGCAATTGATCGTAAGCCTGCGCGCTGTCTAGCAGCTCGCGCACGTGCTTTTTACCTAGCATCAACTCTGATTCATCAATCCAAACGGATTGGGCATAATCTGGTAAGGTAGTGCTCATTATTTCACCTCTCTATCATAACCATAAATTCCTTGAATAGGTACGTTATCCGCGCCATAGGTACGCCCAATATCTCCTGGGTTACGCCACACGGTAACGCCTTTTTCAAAAATGCCACGAATGGCGTTTTTAACGCCTTCATCAGCGGTTGAGCAGATAATAGACGTATCAAGCATCTTCCAATATGTGTATTTTTCCATACACATAAAGTCCTTTTGTGGAACAAGGTATTGCCGAATTGCATAGCCGTATTTCAGAAAGTAGTTACCGACAATCTCCTGCATCTGTTTGGTAATCGTTTTATATCTGATCTGTACGATCATCATACCATTCGAAAGATTAAAACCATCTCCAGCCATTTGCCCCGACTGGCTAGGCTGTGTCAAGGCAGCATCTTGCACCGTGGCATCAATACCAGCAATGGCGTTCTGGTAATCACCGCGCGCGGCCCAATCTGCCATCGTCTTATTTTGCGTTGCAAATTGATTTGCCTGCGCCTGGTTTACGTTGAATTGCTCGTTAGAAGCCTGATACTGATTGTAAGCGCCAGCAATTCCCAAAGCCATTCCTGACAAATCGGGGAGTTTACCTATAGCGCCCAATGCGGCGGAGGTGATAGCGGCGCGGTTTTCAATATCCTTGTTTGTCTGGTTAGTGCCTATCTGCTGTTGTGCCTGGTCATACGTCAATTGATTGCTGGCAAGGCTTTTTTGCTGTGACCATCCAGCAGTGTTATAGCTAAATTGCCTGCGATTAGTGGTACTTGCGAGGTAATTAACATATTCATCATTGACGATTGACATTTGAGGAAAATCCTGAAACCAGATTGCCGTATCAATCCAATAACCATAATTAATTTCGTGCGTTTTTGCGGAATAGTTCCCCTCTGTGTAATCCATAGTATAGTAGTTAGCTTTTCCGTAACCAGAATCTCCAACCGCTTCACCGTAATGGGCAGGGAAAAAAGCAATTTTCTGGTAAGGCGGTGCGGCACAAGCCATTTGCTTTAGCGTCAAGTTTTTATCGTTAACCATTTCAGGCTTTAGCAATAAAGAATTACCCTGATAATTAACAATTTCAATTACTGAGTAAGGGAAGCATTTTAGCTTATCCACGTATTTAAAAGCTGCGTTAGTTAAACTTCCTAGCTGCTCTAAAAGTGGCTCGTCAGACGTAAAATACACGCCTTCATCTGGTGTATCGCCAAGAAAGTGCGCATCAATGCCGTTTAGCGATACAGTTGGGCCATCAGTCAAAACAGTTTTTGGAAAAGCGGAAATAGAAACGATTCCCTTTGCTACCCACGGAGCATTGCGTACTTTTTTCATAAATTCGGAATAATCCCAAGATTCAATAGCATACACATTGCAGCCAGAAGCAAGCCCGTCAGTCATTTGCCCATCAGCTGTTTTAAGCGATGGATTGTCACGCGTTCCCCAATCGGCGGCAAGGTCGGTGTTACTCTGCACGATAACAACCCATTGTTTGGCGCTCAAATCGAACATTTCAGCGCGCAAAATGGTGTACTCGCTGCCTACGTCAAGGCCTTCACTTGCAACACCAAATATGCGCATTGTCTCAGCGGCGTTGTATTTTCCAGATTCCAACCGGTTATGCATTGCAGCCATTGCCAAATGACCGCGTTCAACAAAACAAACACCTAAGCGGAATTGCCATAAATACGTTTGAAAAACGTCCAGCTGCAAAGTAAGCGCCGTGGTGGACGGATTCAGCATAGCTGCGCCCTCGATAAAGTAATAGAAACGCGGCGGCGTTACATCGTCGGGATCATCCGTTTTAGGATTATCGACGATTAGATAATTGTAGGTATAGGCCTTGTGAAAAGGCACATCAATATTAATAGGCTCATTTGGCTTCAAATAGGTGTAATTCTCTAAAACAATTGATTCACTTTTAAGCGAATCAAAATATGCATTTCGTTTTTCGGGTGATTCAAAAGAAACAACATCCTTATATGAATCGTCCCACGCAACGCGGCAAAGCGTTACGCGGGACTGAATCGCCCAACTAAACGGAGTTACGTTAGTTGGCATATATAACACTCTCCTTAAGCTTTATCAGCCAGGACAATATTAGCAGACTTCTTGTTATCAGCGTTTGAAATTGCCGTAACAGTGATACCGGTATACTTGCTATTTTTCGATACGTGCAAAACGCCCATACGATCAATATAGGTGCCCGTGTCGGGAAGTACCACATTCCAAACACCTGCGGCGGCATCGGCTGCCGTCTGACCAGTGATAATAGTATAGGCACGTCCGTCGGTCGAATCATCGGAGTAGGTTACCACGGTATCAAGCGCAATTTCTGCGCCAGGCTCGATAACCTTGTTTTCTGCCACCGGATCATGCAAGGTAACAGCAACATTGGTAACAGTGCGCGCAGGCGCCGCCGTGATATTGCTTTCCTCAACGGTAGACAGAAGCAAAGCATTTCGCATTGGGCTTGCGCTGTAAACGCCCCAATGGTGATAGTAATAATCAAGGTCAAGCGTGGCAGGGTTATAGATCGAAGCACTCTTAATTTTAGTATCGGTGCAAACGTAAAAATCGCGATCCATTAGAGCAACATCAGTACCGGGGATATTAAAATCATCAATAACAACAGTTCGATCAGCGATAAAGTTTGCTTTATCCATGTTGTAAGCAGCTGCCAAAACAGAAACATCGAAATTTGCAAAGAAACGCGGCGTACCTGCTAGCACCAGATCATCAGAAGTTACCTGCATACCAGCGTTGTTGTACTTGGTATTGTAAAAGTTTTTCATCTGCAAATAATGTTCACGCAGAACTGCAGCAATGGTTTCACCAGCAACGCGCTTTTCATCAGCGGTAATACCAGTAGCGAACATATCAGGAACGCGAATGGTTGCCATACCTTCGCCGTCATGCACCTTGCGAATAATATCGCGCATGATCAAATATTCGTCGTTTTCATCAGACTGCTGGGGAAGTGCAAGCAAGTTATTGATAAATGCCGAAAGCTGCCCATCTTGTACAAAAGCCTCTTCGAGCATATCTTCGTTCAAACGCAGGTCGTAGCGGTCACGACGATTTACGGAATGATAAATGGCCTTTACGTCTGGCTTGTCTGCACCAAAGACGTTGGTATCATTCGGATCATACGCCTTAGCCTTAATAAGGTTTGCGCCGATCTCCTGCACAACGCCACCGTATGCCATTGCGCCAGTTTTGAATGGCTTCAAGCGGTTTTCAAATGAATTAGTTCGGAAAAGCGTAAGGCCGATACGCTGCACAAGTACCTGGATGAACTCGTTCCATAGAAGCGAATTTTCCTGCAAAAGCGCGAGCGTTTTAGTCAAATTGTTATCGGTGATTTCTGGAATTCGTGCGCGGTACTGCTGGCTTGCATTGTTTCGCACTGCGTTAATAATTGCGGCATTGGATGCCGCTACCTTGCTAGCCGCCATAATTAATTCTCCTTATCTGCGAAAAGATCATCAATGGACTTTTCCGCTATTTCCTCGGGTGATTCTTCCGGATCGCTGCCCTCGTCACCCGCGGGGGCAGTTGCCGCAACCATCAGTTCATAATTGCGCGCGGCAGTTTCCTGATACTTGCGTTCAGCTTCGGTAAGTTTCTCCTCCAACTCGGACAGTCGCGCCTGCATTCCTGCCGAAAGATCGGCAACGCCTTGGGATACGCCAGCGCGCCATTCGGACAAATCTTCAATTTCGTCCATTGCAAGCAATTCATCTAGCGTCATTGGTTTTCCTCCTTAATAAAAATAACCCCTGGTCTATAGCCTATCAGGCATGACCAGGGGTTTTAAGGTCAAGCGCGGCAATTCCGCGAACGCTGATTAAAAAGCCTTGCACTGCTCGTTATGTAAGGATACCTCACGGTATTGCATTCCTTAATAACTACTTACCAGCGCAGGGGGTGCGCACGCTTAAATGCTTTATAGCACTAAACGAAAAGTTTTGCAAATTCTAATTTGCGTCAACCGTGATTTTGATTTGCTCGAGTTTAGCCGCAACGGCATCAGAAACCGCCTTTGCAACGGCTTCGGGGTCTGCACCCTGGTTCTCTGCGAGCGTCTTAACGGCTTCGGAAAGCGCCGTTAGCTGGACCTGCACCGCCTGGATGCGCAAATTAGTGTCAATTATGTTTACCCATGCAGACGAATGTCCGCCCTTTCCGTAGTTGTTAAACGCCCAAATAGTGTTTGCGTCATCGTTTGAAATAGCCACTTTTTCCCCTTTCGCTATAGCCGCCCACTGATCGCGCGTGAGCGGTGATACGTTTCTATCAGTTTGCTCGGCAGAGCTCGAATACTGCCAAATGGTATAGGTTTCCCAAGGTGAACAGCCATAACGGAAGTTCGGAATATCCCATGAATTGCGGTTATCGGGATAACCCGCAACCCAAAGGCCGCAATCATTCGAGCAGTTTGCCGCCTGAGAGCGCCCGGAAGCTTGCACGTAAATCAAGCACCAAACGCCAGAAAGCTCATGAATTTTATCTACGAACTTACGGCACCAGCTGGAATTTCCCCATGCTTTGTTGCTAATTGATTCCCAGTCAAGGCAGGGGATACCATCGCCAAAGTAACCATTGCACTTATTATAGAAAAATTCTGCTTCTGCAATAGGATCATTACCCCCCGCGTAGTGGTAAAAGCCCCAAAGTTTGCCGTCTGCTTTGCAGCGGTTAATAATAGCATCGCACTGCCTATGCGTATAGGTTACTCCTTGCGTTGCTTTTACAATTACAAAATCAGAATCACGGTAACACGCTTCTGTATTAGCTTTAAATTGCGATCCGTTAAAATTGTCATGGCTTGATACGTCAATACCTTTAATCATCGTTATTTTCATCCTTTAGCTTCAAAAGCGCCGCCAGCGGCGAATTGCGCAATTCAGGCGATAAAACACAAAGATTTTCAAAAATTGAAATTGCTTCAGCGATAATCACGTACACGCACACACCACCAAAAACAGCATTAAATGACGTTGGCAGCAAGTCATAATTAACAGCCAATTGACAAGCATAACCTAGCGCCATTGCTCCGATAAAACCCGCCTTATGCCACAAGCCAAGGCGCATTTTCGTGCTGCATAGCTGCTTATTTTTTACCGCCTTCATAACGCCTGATAGATAATCAGCCACAATAAAGCATAGGCAAAAAACGGCGGCGATTCCGTCACTACCCATTATTTCCATTTTGTCCCCTTATCTAATCGAAAACGGTCTTGGCACCAGTATAACGCCGCCTTTAACCGCTTGTGGCACGATTTTCCATTTCGATTTATCACGGTAAATTTCAGGCACGTTTTCGCATTTTTCAAAATCCGTTGTAAAGCCCGGGTGAAAATCCTCAATGCGCATAATCTGTTTCAGCGGTTCAACCATTCCCGCGCAGGTGTATGCCCACGGCTTAACAATCAAATTACCGTTTTTGTCGTGAGAATATTCCGCTTCTGCGTATGTTTTTGCTCGTAAACATACGCAGTCAGAAAAAGCAGCTTCTAAATCCCAATAGCCTAGTTTTTTAGAATCAATATGAATATCGCCCGGTATTTCTGATCCTATAAAATGTATTGAATCCGTGTCAGAATATATAAAGCGATCACCAAATTTTAGCGCTGTTCTAATGGTGTAATCACGTGCCCATGCTGTAACAAAAATTCCGACTGGCAAATATACGGGCTTGCGCTCGGTTTCATCGCCAATAACGTAATGCACAATACCATCAGAATCAAGGCGCGGCACCTTTCCACGTACCTTAATTTTCTGCGCGTATTTTCCATAAGCATTATTTAACCACAGTTTCCAATTCATGCGTTCACCTGGGCTTTTAGCATTCATTTTGCCAACCATTCCAGCGTCTACATATTCCTTGAACAGGCCAGTCACGCCGCGAAAATAGTAAGTGCTGCCGTATGCTATTACATCTACTGTATAGCACTCGTTTATTAATGCCCAATCTACATTAGTAAGCATCATAGTAATAGGCTCGTCTATATCAGTCTGGTACTCGCGAGCGTTAAAAAATAGGCTTCCTTTAACCTGGATACACGGCAATTTGTCGTTTTTCAAATGCGCAGAAAATGTTATCTCGCTGACCCATAGTGGGTAATTTTCACTGTTTATCGGCTTACCAGGCTGCAAAAGCGGCTTACCGACTGGCAGGCATCTATCATGCATTACAAAGGGATAAAGCGAATTAACGTCAATTCGCCCCCCTTCTCCAAGGTGCTTGTTTACATGCAATGGGTTTGCGTAGACGTAACCACCTCTATAGGCTTTGCGCAATACTGAATCTAACTCGGGGTCAAGCTCGGGAAACTTCACACGCCATTGGCGCTTACCAAAAAGGTCTTTTAGCGCTGCTAGGCAATCCGCACCGGTAGTTAATTTTTCACCCAGTTCAAAGCGGCGATCAAGCGCTTTAGCCAGGATCAAAACATCGCGCCGCAAATAGTCCAATTCAAGCGCTGTTAAAATATGCCCTGGTTCACGGTACGCGTTATAGTCTATTTCGCCTTTTGACATTGTCAGCCCATAAGCCCCTGCAGCATTTGCCAGCGTCATAGGCAGTTTTTTATAGCTGTCTGCAATTTCGAAAGTAGAACATTCGTTCGTAATTTGCATATGGTAGAATTTGCCCAAGCTATCCATTAGCAAAGTAAATTCTCCCGTTCCTGGCTTGCGTTCCTCGGTATGCTTATAACCGTTTATTAGCAGCCACGAAATAATGAATTTGGTATCAAAACCTGCGTTGTGAAACCAATAGCGGCCTGGATGATCAAACGCCCAATTCATAAATGATTCTATGCTAGTGCCATATTCAAATAGTTCATCGGTATTAGCACCAACGGGGGCAACTCCCCATGCCCATACGGGATTGGCTGCGCAACCCTCCGCGCTCGTGTTGGTTTCAAAATCGGCCGCATATTCAATAACGTGCTTTTTCATTTTCCGATAAATTGCAAAAGTTCTTTTAACGCTGTTTCATTTGCGTTCGATTCACCAGCGCTAGGGGATCGATGCCCATTCTCGTACTCCGCTTCATACTGCCACGTGTCAACGATAACGCCAAAATCAGTATAAAAATGCAGATAGGCCATTTCATCAGCTGTCAGTTTTGAAAGCCGCTTCAAAACTGATTCATCAATGTCGTTGTCTCTTAGCTTATTAATAACAGCTTGCTTGTAATGCAAAAGCCTATCAGTATCAAGCGCCGTAGTAATGCGCGATTTTATTTTTTCATAGCTTGATTTTTCGCCTGGTTTAAAGTCTGTCTTACGAATTACTGACTTGATAGCGCTAAACCGCCCATCGTCTATAGCGTATTCCATAGGCAATTCAACAAAATCAATGTTACGAACCTGCGATGCGGGGATTTTATTCAAAACAGATTCACGAATGTTTTTAAGCCGTGCGGCATTTTCCGCACGAATCACGTTCAATTCAGCTTCTTCCAAGCGCCGTTGCCATAATTCAGTGCTCAGAATGTTCGTTCCCTCGGGCTGAATTATTACCTCAGTACCTTTTTTAAAGATATACGCGTTTTCACGAGCGTTAAATTCACGAAGCTTCTGGGCATACTGACGTTTTTCAACGTCGCTCATTCCTTTTAGCTCGACTGCTGGAATAACCGGGTTAAACGCCGCTGAAATTTGAGCGTTAATTGCACCTTTCTTGCGCAAGCGGTATAATTTGTTTCGGGCATTCTTTTGCAAGCGCGAAACTTCTTTATCTAACTCGGTACGCTTCTTCATTGCCCCTCCTATTCTCCTGCCCCTCCTAGTGAGGGGCATTCTTTTAACAAAAAGGGCGGCATTTCTGCCGCCCTTAAAGTTTACCGCAATTTAGCCGATAAGCTTAAAAGTAAGCATGGAACCCAGGCGTACTTTACGATTAATAATCTCGATCGTTGCGGGGTTGTCCGCATCAATAACCGGGCGGATTGCTTTCAGACGCTGCAATGCCTGATAAAGGCCAACGGACTGCGCTTCATACGTTGCGCCATCTGCGTCAGTAATTACAATATGCGGGCGGTTTTCCAGCTCGCCAGTAAGCTGATTTACTGCTTCAATCGGTTCAACGAGCCATGCCGTCATAACAATAGTTTTACCCGCAAAGTCCGAAAGCTTGTAATCAGATGCTACACCTGCGTTGAAAGCAGCAATCTGGCCTGCTTCTGTAGAAAGATCGTAGGAAGCGGCAAAACCATAAATGGCGTTACCAGCGGTAGCGATCTCGGTTACTTCTGCTGTAGCAATTTCAGTGTTTTCCATTTTTAGTTCTCCTTAATCAATTTCTTTTGAATCAAAACATTTTGCAGATGAATAGAATTCATCTAACGGCATAACATACACCTTGCTAACCTGCTTTGGGTGCTGGATTGAAATATCTTCTCCAAACTCCTTAGCAGCTAGATTAAAGATACGCGCCATGCCAGCGGTGGCAGGGTATTCACGCGTGGCGATCTTTTTACCGTTGCGGCAAATGTCGCAAGTGGTAACGTTCTTAGTTCGCCAAACGTGCTTAGCCTTAGTTACATGCAATTTTGGTCACCTCTTTTTCTAACTCGATGCTTTCCAAGAATTCTATTGCACGCGCAATAAAATTACTTAAACTGCGCATAGAATCGGTTTTATATAGTCTTATATAGATTAGCCCATCGTTTGTTTCTATCGATATTTCATAGCGGTCAAGTGGCTTGACATAGTGAACTGATAATGTGATTACTCTTCGCATATTTAACACGCTACCTATTCGCCATATTTTACAAGTTATGCAGCAATTCCAGCAGCAGCATACACTGTTACATCAAACGCCACAGTATTGATGACATGGTCGTATTTCTTGGCGACAAATTCAACGCCATCGCCGAACAT